GCGAGTCATTGGTGTACAATGAGTCGGCTACGAGGAGCAGGTCCTCTGCGATGCAGTTTTTGCACATGTCATACATGTACATGTGGTTGATGAGCGCTCGAATGTGGTGTGAGTAGGTCTTGCCACTCACCTTTGAGCTGGCCGAAGCCAGCGATCGCATGTCACTCGCAGGCGGCGAGGGGTGAGCTGCCTCGGTGATCATTTCGCGCTCATGCGGCACCGCCGTGTCAATCGCGGCGAGCGCGGCGGCGCTGGCTGCGGCGAATGACACGGGCGCGTGGCGCGCGACTTCATTGTCGGCGTCCTCGTCGCTGAAGTCGTAGCGGCCGACTGCAGTCGGCGTGATGCGGCGCGTGCGCCCCGTGCACTCGTCGTACGGGGTCATGCGGCGCGCTGCAGTTGCCGTAGGCTCTGTCATGCGCTTCTCAAGCGCCGACATTTTGGCAGTCTCGGCCAGTTTGGCCGAGCTGATTTGGCGCGCGTCGAGCCGTTCGAGAACGGCGTCGAGGTGCGTTGACGGCCACGGCGAGCCGGAAGGGCGAGGCGGGAAGGACATCTGAATGGGTCTCTGACTTGCAGTGATTTTTACGTGCACTGGCACGAAGTCTTAGTGTCACGCGGAGGTACTAATTTACGGGCTGACTTGTACCGATACCAGATCCAATCACTGGCTAGTCTGTAGCGTCTCACCTATTCAGATGATCACGCTTTTAAGAACAATTTATTGTTATACATGTATATGGGGTACACCCGGTGCAATGTCGCGTAGTGAGCGGAGCGCAGTGCATCAGGGATGTTCCAAAAAAATAAAATAAGTCCGTGGACTTAGTGATTTTGCCAGCCGCGCGTTTTCACTGTTTGTCAAACGCGCGGCTATATGAGTGCTTGGCGGCACTCTGAGTTATCTTTTGGCGACGGGACACTGTATGGCTTCACGCCGTACTATCCAGATAAGCCTGTTCGTGTCCCTGATTCTATTCGCCGTATATTTGCTGCTGCCAAAGCCGTGCGAACTCTGCCACCTGTGGTGTCCTGTGGACCCCAGGGGACAGTTTTGGCATTACCTAAGCGAAAGCTTTGCAGCATTTGCTTGGAGACAGGTCACAACAAGCGATCCTGTCGCAAGCGTGTTGAGGTGAATGGCGTGGACACGTTATCATGCCGCGGCTGAGCGGTGTCTGCGCGGTGCTCCGTTGCACCGTGCGTCCCGTCATATGTTCAACCGTCCGTACAGTACACGCGTGTTTGCAGCCAGGCAGCGGTTGGAGCGTCTGGGTGCATCTATGGCAGCTCGTCACGTGCGCAATAATTTTTTGCGTCGTGCTGTGCGAGCGAATAGGTTTTGGAACGCAGCGTCGTCTGTAGCGGAACTGCAGGAGCTTCGTAAGGTCCTCCGATATCCTCGACCTGTCGAGCACAATTACGGTGTGCGGCAGGTTGAGTATGGTATTGCTCGCGCGGCGTCAGACCGCGTTCGTCGTGTTTTGCGTGGTGAGCTTTGAAATGACTTAAGGCGTGTGTTTCGGTATTTGCAACACACGCTCAAGTCATAATGGCACGCGTAAAGACCGTTCCTCGTCGTATGCGTAGCGGTCATAGTGGTCTTAAGTTGAAGAGGGGGGCTGTTTATCGTGAGACGCGTTTGGGACCGAAGCGTTCGCGAGGTTTGTTTAAGCGTCCTAATTATCGTCAGATTTTGAAGTATCGCCCCCCTGTTGGACCGCGGTCTAAGGTATCGCGGTTTATGCCGTTTCGTGCAGCGCAGGCTCTACGTTATCGTTTTAAGCGCGATGGGTTGGTGTATTGAATTACTCGAGTAGCTTTTCGAACACCTTCTTTTTCGGGCCTAGCGGCGAGGCGAGCTGCAGCGGGCCGCCGTACAGCGCGATGCTGAGGTCAGTAGGGAGCAGGTCCGTTGCGACTCCAACGCTGCAGTTGTATGCAGCGTATGGACCAGCTGATGCGGTTTCGTCGGCTGGCGGGAACACTCGGTTCGTCGGTGCAATGAACTTGCACTTGAGAGTGCCACCGCGAGTAGGGTCGATCAGCCAACACACGATACGCCACCGCCATCGCTTAACTGCAACTTGGTTGCCGTCATTAGGACCCTGTGCGACGTCGTTGAGAGACGACGAAGCGACGAAGATGTTGTTAAGTTCCCAGATGTCGTCACCGAGGTTCCCCATGACAGGGTCGGAGGGGATGCGGGGGCTTTGGTAGTTGAAAGCACCCAGTCCAATGCCGCTTCCGATGAAGGTCCCGAAGTTCCAGCTCGTTTCGATGCTGTAAACGCGCTGTTTACCTTGCGTTGCGCCGTCTTCGGAGTAAAGTGTCATTGTATCGTTAGTGAACGTAGGAAACGCCATGGTGTCCAGCATTTGCTGGTTTGGCGTTTCGTCTGCATCAGTGGGGTACACGCACACGCCTTCGTCCAAGGTTTGCGTGCCAGACGTGTGGATTGGGCCCCAACAGCCTTGGCTTCCAAGTGTTGACGTGGCCGTAGTGTTGTTTGTACCTCCCCACCCGATCCCCTTCTGGTCGATAACAACATATGCAGTTGCAGCTGTTGGCACGTAGGGATCCGGGATCGGATCTGGATCTGAGCTGATCATCGGCTTGTAGAACGTGAAAGAGTAGTTAACCCATAGTTCACCGATTTTCATTGGGATTGGGATAGGCACGTCGTCCAAGACGTAGAACGGAATTTGCATGCCGTCGGCTGCGAGGTACAGCGTACCGATGTCGTACAGCCGTTGGTCAGCGTTCTTGGGCACGTTGCCAGTACGTACGTACAGGGTGTCGAGGACGAGATTGCTCTTGTCTACCTGCCACCGTATGTGCTGATTTTCCGAGGGCCGGCCCGATGTCGAGCCGGTGTCGGACAGCATGGCCGTTTTAGTTTTCCACGCAGGCAAGATGGTGTCGTACTGCACGGCCATGGAGACTGAGCCGAGCGAAGCGTTGCCGGGAGACACTAGCGTTGTCGTACCCGAAGTGATAGCGCCCGGCCCTCCGATTGCAACGCCGTAAGTGCTGACGAAGTCGAAGCTGCCAGCGTGGCACTTGTAGGAAGTGAACTGACCAGCGATAGTGCTTAGCCACGGGAACGTGAACGGGTTACCCGGGTTGATTGCGTAGCCTTCCTGTGGCAGTAGGGTGAATGCACCATTGTCGATGGTGATATCCTGCACGAATTCGCGATGGCTGACGTGCACCTCAACCGTCCTCCCACTTCGCTTAGTGGCGATAGACGGCCGAGAGGCATACATGGACTTACGCTTGGGTGCGTACATATTATAACACTGAGGCGTTTCACTTTTTGGCAACGCCTCAGCGAAGCGATAATATGTAGCGTGTGTTTCGTTGTTTGCAACACACGCTATGTTACCGGAGAGTGATTACTCGAGGGCTTTACGTGGACAGAGCAAGAGGACGTACGCGAAGAATGAGCGTAGTCTTCTTATGCGTATTGATGGCCACGCTGGGTATTTGTTTGGCAAGCCTCGTATGTATCCGGTATATCGCAAGGCGTTCGCTGTTAAGAAATATCCAGCCACTATAGGTTTTGCTGCGCGAGCCTATGGGAAGAGCGGTCTACGAAAGTTGGCGCGTATGCGCACTAAGACTCAGAGTAGACATGCATATTATGACAAGAAGTAATTCAAGGGATCGACTCCCACGCAGCCCCTGATGCGATGGTGTGCTCGAGTCCTTGCGCGGGAGCAGCGGGTGCGACAGCGGATGAGATTGCCGCGGAGATCGCGGTGTCTTCGTGCATCACTTCAGAGTACGCTGAGAACGGCGGCGCAGCGGATAGCTCGATGACGTTCCAGCGGTCCGACGACAGCTTTGAGAGGTCGGGTTTGAAGTTGGCGAAGATGAGGATGTGAGGCGGTGCGAACACGCACATGCCGGATTCGTATTTGCCAGAGAAGAAGATGCCGTCTTTGCACGATTCGATGGCGTCGTATGAGACGAAGTCTTCTGATGACCGCGGAAGTCCGAACAGGACGATGCGCGGTTTTTTTTCCATTACGGCTATGGCGGATTTGATGTCTGCTGCCTTGCCCTGTACGAATATGGCGTTGTAGTTGCAGCAGATGTGCTTGGCGAGTACTGTTTTGCCCATTTTGCCCACGGGGTCGAAGAACCAGTGGATGGAGCGGTTGTCAGGCGGCAGTGTAATGAGGTCGATGACCTTTTGCTGCCACGGACGCAGCTCGTCAAGCGCAAATGTGTATTTTGGCTCCGGTGGCGTCGGCACCTCGCAGCCGGCGAACCACGGGCCTTTGACGCGTGTGTCTTCCTTGGAGCAGTAGATGAGTGACGCGGCCCAGTCGCGGCACGGCTCAAGGTGCCACCGCGGTATGTATTTGACTACTGTTGACCAGCGCTGCGGAGACTTGAGCTTGAAGCAGCCCTGGTAGTGCGGCGTTTCCTCTTCGCCGCGCTCGAGCTGGAACATGTAGGCGGTAGGCGTGTAGGCGCCTAACGCGAGCTTGAACTCGTTTTCGGTCGGGTACGATTCATGCGGGTTGTTCAGCGTGAAGCACCACGTGCGGCTTTGAGCGCCTGTCGCTGTTGACGATTTCTTCAAGAAAGAGGAAAGAAGGGAAAGAGAAGAGGGAAACAAGCAAAACAAGGGGAGAATAGTATTACCTCCCCTTGTAGGCGCTGTAGGCGCCTATTTGCGCGAGTCATTGGTGTACAATGAGTCGGCTACGAGGAGCAGGTCCTCTGCGATGCAGTTTTTGCACATGTCATACATGTACATGTGGTTGATGAGCGCGCGAATGTGGTGTGAGTAGGTCTT